TTCGAAGATTACGAAAGACTATTGAGAATGGTGGAAAAAGAGAAAGACGAAGGTGCCACTAAAGGTGGTGCAGTAGAGTCTGCCTCGGAGACTGGACTTATATGATAAATAGATTAAATTTTATCTTAGAGGAGATCCCTCAGTATCACCCTTCTAGCGAACAGTACTTGTTATTTTGGCGAGAACAAAAGCAGAGGTGTATTGAAGGTTATTGGGTTGGTGGTGTTTGGATGCCAGGTTCCCTGTACTTCTATGTTAATTTTTGGACTATACTACTGAATAAGTCAGCCCACTCTAAGACCAAGGAACCTGGAAAGCCGTTTCTTCGTGACTTGGAGTGGGATTTCTTTTATAACTGGACTGAAGCTAGAGGTTTCTCTGGATTCTCTGATGACAAGACATTTACTTGTGATAGAGAGTTTGAGGAGGCTGGATTAGATAAGGACGGTAGAGTGTATGTACCCGCACGCGAGTACATGCGTAAAACCTTTTCTAAGAACATGGGTAAGCCTTTGTTTGAGAATGAGGCTAAGAATATGATGATGATGGGTAGTCGTGGTTTTGGTAAGTCCTATGGAGTTGCTGGTGGGGTTATCGGTCATGAATTTATATTCGATGGTATGAAGGAGTACGATCCTGCATACATAACAAACCCTCCGTCTACAGAAATTGTAGCTGCAGCAGGTGATGCTAAATACTCAGCGGATATTCTAAAGAAAACTAAGTTTGGTTTAGATAACCTTCCTGGGTATATCGAGTTAGAGGATAAATTCTATCCGTCTCCGTTCGCCAAACAATACTCGGGATCTTGGATGTCAGGTAAAGAGGTGAATGCAGAATACAAAAAGAAACTTGGGGGTACTTGGCAAACTAGAGGTAGTGGGTCCAAGATTAAACACAGAACATTTAGAGATAACGCATTCGCTGCCAATGGTACGCGTCCCGCTGTAATGGTGATGGAGGAGATTGGTATGTTCTCTAATCTTAAAGCAGCCCACGAAGCTTCGGTGGAATGTATGAAGAATGGATCCTACAAGTTCGGTAGCTGTATGTACCTAGGTACTGGTGGTGATATGGAAGGTGGGGGTACTGTAGATGCAAGGGATATGTTCTACAATCCAGAGGTCTACGACTTAATATCATTTGACGATACATGGGAAGATAAAGGAAAGATTTCTTACTTCGTTCCTGCGTACATGGGATTGAATCAGTACAAGGATAAAAACGGATTTACAGACGAAGCTCCAGCTAAATTATACCTAGATAAATTTAGAGACAAATTACGCTCTGGGAAGAACTCTAGGAGCGCATTGAATGCAGAGCTCCAGAACAGACCTTTAAAGCCGTCAGAGGTCTTCCTAACGAAGACTGGGAACCATTTCCCTACTGCTGATCTTATGGATACTTTATCTAACCTAGATGTGGAGAATGCAGAGACTAATGTGGACTATATCGGTAAACTATTTGTAACCGCTACAGGGAAGATAGAATGGAAGCCAGACGCTAAGTTAAAACCTATCTACGATTATCCTTTAAGAATAAGTGACGAGATTGAGGGCTGTGTGATTATACATGAGATGCCTTACGAGAATGGCGAGGAAGAAATTCCTTATGGCATGTATGTTGCAGGATGTGACCCTTATGATCATGATGAAGCTACTACAGCTTCTTTAGGATCATTGATAGTACTAAACAAGCTTACCAATAGGATTGTGGCTGAATATACTGGTAGACCAGAGACAGCTAACCAATACTACGAGGTAGTAAGGCGATTACTAAAGTTTTACAACGCTAAGTGTCTCTACGAGAACGAGCGAAAGGGTTTGTATCAATACTTAGAGCATAAACACGAAACTCATTTACTTTTGGACCAACCTGAGATAATAAAGGATGTTGTTCAGAACAGCAGAGTGAGTAGAGGTAAGGGTATGCACATGTCTAAGCCTTTAAAGAATTACGGAGAGGAACTTATAAAGATGTGGTTATTAGATAACTACGGACAGGATGAAAGTCTTATGAATCTCCACAAGATACGAAGCCAAGGACTGTTAAAGGAATTGATAGCATACAATGCTGACGACAACTTTGATAGGGTGATGGCCTTCATGATGGTTATGTATCATCTAGAGGAAGTTAAGAAGCATACCGTAGAAAAAGAAAAGAAAATAACAACCATATACGACCAGGATTTCTGGGATAAACCTCTGTATAAGAGGGGTAAACGCAGAACCTTTTAGCTATAAAACTTTAAACTTAATTACTAAGTAGTTAGGTTAAGGGTTGTGTAGTCTAAATAATTGTATATTTTTGTACTTTAATTCGCGAATTTAAAAAAAACAATGACATGGCAAAAGTAAACGTAACTTTGTCTCTATCTAGTACTGACTTGTTTGCAAAACAGGCCCTTAGTTTCACAGAGACAGATTCATTATCTCCTGCGGGAGATACGCAGGTAATGGGGCGTATAGTAACATCAGGTGCTGGGACGGTAGATTGTCTCACAATGGGAACAGGAACAGCGATCAGACCTTTAGCAGGTACTGATGATAGAGCTTATTTGTTTTTACATAACCTAAGCGTTACTTCAGGGGAAACCTTAATAGTTAGATTAAGAGCTGCTGTAGGTACCGCTGGTACAACAGGAGATTACTTTTCAAACTTAGGACCAGGAGAATTTTTATTCATTCCTATTTCGGATATGCAATCAGTGGATCTTGAGGCTGCGGCTGGGAATCCAGTAGCTGAGTTTATCTTGATGGAAAAAGCATTAGGAGCATAATCTTTAAGACATAAAAACATGGCAACTTTAAAAACAACGTTCAGTATCTCAAGCACAGACTTGTTCGATACTGTGAATATATCAAAGACTATAACTGATTCTTTAGTTATAGATGGGGATAACCGTCAAGGTTTAACCGTAGTCAAAACTTCTACTTCATTTTTAGATATGACTGTAGAAGCTTTATCAGGAGCAATTAAAAAAGCGTATGTTTACGCTAAGAACTTAGATGCAACTGATGACTTAATCTTTGCAGATGATGGCGGACAGATCTTCGCTCGTCTTGCTCCAGGAGAATTCTTATTCTACCCTACAGCAGACAACACTAAAGTGCAGGTAAAATCATCTGCGAACACTCCACTTTGCGAGTACTTACTACTTGAGGTAGCATAATAAAACTTACATATGGCCAATATAGATTTTCCTAGGCAGAAATTAAGTCTGCGAAAAAAGACCCAGAAATGGGGAGAAGAATGTATAGAGGCTGCATTAGGGCTGATCGGAGTTTACGACAGTACTAGGAGGAGTCCACATGCTAGAAAGCTGAGGAACTACAACCTTTACAACGGTAAATTTGACAAGTCGGATCTAGAACATGTAACAGATCCATTAGGTATGGGAGGGATAGCAGAAATGCCTGCATCCCTCCAGTACTATGATGTAGTTTCCCCAATATTTAATCTTCTTTTTGGAGAAGAATCTAAACGTAGATTTGACTATGTAGTCAGAGCTATGAATGAAGGTTCTATTACTGCGAAAGAAGAAGAGATGCAGAAGCAGATAGTTGGCACCTTTAAGGGGTTAGTTGATCAGCACAGGGAACTTATGTCCAAAGAAATGCCTGACGCTAAGTCCGAAGAGGAACAAAAAGAGCAGGCCCAACAAATAGAAGCTAGCATCCCTGAGCATTTGAAGAGAATGGAAAAGTACTTTAAGTACGACTTCCAGGACATGAATGAATCCACGGCTGCTAAACTTTTAAAGTTCTTAGAGAAAGATCAGGACTTAAAGACTGTCTTTCAAAAAGGGTGGGAAGATGCACTTCTCGCAGGAGAGGAAATTTATTGTGTTGAGCAAGTAGCTCAAGAACCTACAGCTCGAAGGGTTAATCCTTTGGAGTTTTATTGTTTATTACCTAATAACTCTGATTACGTAGATGAGGCGGAAGCAACTGTCGAGGATACGTATATGTCTATAAATGCTATAATAGATTACTATTACGAGGATTTAACTGCGAGGCAGGTAGATGATTTAGAGAAAGAGCAAGGATCTCAAAGTAATTTTGGAGACTCACTGCTTAACTATGAAAACCCTCCTAAACTAAGTGTTAAGGATGTGGATGAAGTTCCAGGGGAAACTCAGACATCAAGCTATAGAGATGAAGAAGGTAATCTTCGTGTCACTAAAGTTAGATGGAAGTCCATGCGTAAAGTCGGTAGATTATTTTACTTTGACGAGCAAGGGATGCCTCAAGAAGATATGGTTAATGAAACATACAAGATAGACGAAACCTTAGGGGAACGTATTGAGTGGATGTGGATTAACGAGTATTGGGAAGGAACAAAATTAGGAGCAAACATTTACATAAACATTAGGGCCCGCAACCAGCAGTTCAGAAAGATGGATAATATCTCTCACTGTAAATCTGGATATGTGGGAACTATATATAACGCGAACAACTCACAATCTGTTTCTTTGATGGATAGATTAGTTCCTTGGATATACTTGTATATCACAATGTGGTACAGACTAGAATTAGCTGTAGCATCTAACCAAGGGAAGATAGCGTTAATTGATTTATCTCTTATCCCTGACGGCTGGGATGTAGAGAAGTGGATGTACTATGCACAATCGATGAAGTTCGGTTTCGTAGATTCATTCAACGAAGGAAAGAAAGGTCAGTCTTCAGGGAAACTTGCAGGGAATATCTCGACCCAGAATAAGGTATTAGATATGGAAACTGGTAACTATATACAACAACACGTACAGCTTCTACAATTTGTAGAGGAAAATTTACAGAGTCTTTCAGGAGTTACTAGGCAGAGATTAGGATCTATATCCTCTTCAGAGTTAGTAGGTACCACGGAAAGAGCTGTTGAACAATCTTCTCATATTACGGAGAAATGGTATGACATTCATAACCATACTAAAACCAGAGTACTATCTACATTAGTAGACGTTGCAAAAGACGTGTACTCAGGAAAAACTAAAAGATTCCAATACGTAGCAGATGATCTAGCGACTATGTCTTTCAAATTAATGGGAGACGAGTTTGGTTACTCTGAGTACGGTATTTATGTGTCTAATTCTAGCCAAGATTTACAAGCATTACAAGCTCTTAAATCTTTAACGCAGGCGGCTCTGCAGAACGATAAAATGACTTTATCAGATGTTATCGACGTTTACAACTCTAATTCATTGGCTGATGTCCGCATTAAGATTAAAGAGTCTGAAGCAGAAAGACAGCAAAGAGATTCGCAAATGCAAGAACAGCAAATGCAAATGCAGCAGCAAGCAGAACAAGCTAAAGCCCAATCAGAGCAAGCCAAGTTGCAAATTGAACAAGCCAAGCTGCAGTTAGAGCAGATGAAGGAAGACCGAGAGGATGCACGGAACACTGAGAACAACACCACTAAAATAGAGATAGCAAGAATGAATGCTATGACTAAGTTAGCAGGAGATGCAGTGGACACCGACACCAATGATAACGGTATCAGAGATGGTATCGATATGGCTAAGCTTAGCATCGAGGAGCGTAAGCTGACAGAGACTATACGCAAGAATAAAGCAGACGAAGAGATCAAAAAGACTGCTGCACGAAAAAAGCCAAGTAGCTAAAACTATAACCTATTAAATTAGGTTTTAGCTATAAAATACTGACATTATTCCTACAACCCTTGCAAAAAGGGTTGTTTATGTGGAAATGTATATATATTTTTGTTAACCATTAAAAGAAACTAGTATGGCATTTGACGATGATGACATTTTGGGAGGGCTTGATTTAAGTGTACTGGAAGGTATCGCTACAGCCCCTGAAGGAGCCGACGCTAAGAAAGAAGACGGAACGGACGCACCCGTAGAAGTAGAACCAGGAATATTTCAACCAGGTTTAGCAATTAAAGAAGTGGACGAACTTCCTATGGAGGATCCTGTTGAGGAGCCTGCTGCCAAGAAAGGTAAAAAGGAAGAACCTAAGGAAGATGAGGAAGAGGAAGATAAAGAAGACTCTGAGAAAGAAGACTTAGAAGGTGGTATAGATGCTGCGTCCGAAGAGGGAAAAGAAGACGAAGAGGAAGTAAATGCCTTTAAGATGTTTGCAGAGATGCAAAGAGAGAATGGTATTATAGACTTTGAAGACGGCGAGTTTGAAGATTCAGACGAGTGGTTGATGAGTAAAGTAAAAGGTTCTGTAAGTAAAGGAGTAGAAGATTATAAAGATACAATGCCTCTAGAGGTTAAGTACCTACTTGATAACTACGAAGAAGGAGTTCCGTTAAAGGAGCTTTTAAACATGCAGCACCAGGAGCAGATGTTCGATTCAATCACGAAGGAGCAGATGGAGAGTAATGAAAACCTTCAGAAAAACTTAGTGAGAGAATTCCTTACACGTTCAGGATGGAGTGATGATAAAGTCCAAAAGAAGATACAAAGGTATGAAGATACTGGAGTATTACTAGAAGAAGCTGACGACGCTTTAAGCTCACTAGTTCAAGGTCAGAAAGCTCAAAAGGAGCAGTTTGTAAATGAACAGAAGAAAGTTCAGCAAGATAGAGTACAGGCTCACGAGAAGTGGCTAGTAGATCTTAAGGATCATATCGGTGAGAAAGAGGAGATAATCCCTGGATTCACTATGTCTCCTAAAGAGAAAGAAGCTGTATACAAAGGGATAACGA